GTGAGCTCGTCGGCGGGATGGGCACGGCGACCTCGACGGTCACCGACTTCACCGACGGCGACGAGGTGATCGAGGACCTGTACCTCGCCGCCGCTGAGATGCGCGCGAACTTCGGTGCGATGCCGACCCACCTGCTCGTCTCGACGGGCGTGTGGGCGAAGCTCGGCGCGGCGAAGGACTCCGGCGGGAACCGGATCTTCCCGTACCTCGGCCCGTCGAACGCAGCCGGCACCGCGGCCGGTGTCACGTCCACGATCATGAACCCGCTCGGGCTCACTCTCGTGGTGGACGACGCCCTCGTCGTCTCCCCGGCGACCGACGCGGCGATCGTGTTCAACGCCCGGTCGTTCGAGGTGTACGAGGACGTCCGCGGTGGCATCCGCGTCGACCAGCCGGCGACCCTGTCGACCCGCATCGCGTTCCGCACGTTCGGCGCGACCGCCGACATCGACCTCGCCAACGGCGCGCTGTCGCTGATCTGATCCCCTTCCCTCGACGAGCCTGGAGACGCTGACCGGTGAGCTACGACGTCCTGTTCGCAGCACGCGACGCTAACGACGTCGTGACCCTCACCCTGGACAGCGTCTCCGGGCTCGTCGTCGGGGAACACGTCCACGTTTACAACGTCGGCAACCAGGTCGACGGCGGGCACACGCTCACCGGTGTGGACGTCGGCGAGGTGCAGGTCACGTTCGTCGACGGCGGGCAGACGTTCGCCGAGGTTGCCGTCACCGGTCTCCTCGTCTCCCAGGTCACGTGGATCACCGACGCCGACGTCGAGGACGTCATCGGCGTCGTCGCCGACGTCGACTTCCTCACGATGGTGACCGACGCTGCGAACGACTGGGCGTACCGACGCCGGTTCGAGGCCGGGTACATGGACAACCCGACCGTTGCGCCGGGCAGCTCGGCGAAGCTCGGCACCGTCATGTACGCCGTCGCCCTGTACCGGGAGAAGGGCAGCGTCGACTCGTTCCAGTCGTTCCAGCAGATGCCGATGGTCGCCCCGACCGGGACGATGGGACAGATCCTCCGACTGCTCGGCATCGGTAAGCCGCGGGTCGCGTGATGGGCGCCCTGAACGACCTGACCGCCGACCTGGCTAACACCCTGTCCGGGCAAGGGCTCGAGGTAATCACCGACCCTCGGCAGCTGCGCCCGAACGTGTGCCTGATCGAGCCGCCCCGCGTGAGCGGGATCAGCGGCAACCTGTCCACCGTCGAGTGGGACGTGCAGATCTGCGCGCAACCCCCGGGTGACGACACCGCCGTCGCCCTCCTCCTCGACCAGGTGGACACCATCATCGAGGCGGTCCCCGTGACCTCCGCGACCCCGGGCGTGTTCTCGTCCGGAGGGCAGGACCTGCCCGCCTACACCTGCACCGTCCGTCAGACCATCCGGAGGAACTAACAATGGCAGCCAACGTCATCACCGGCCGCGCACTCACGATCACCATCGACGGCGACGACTGGTCGTCGCAGACGGCGGAGTGTCAGCTCACCCCGAGCCAGTCGATCACCCAGTACATCACCCTGTCCGACTCGGCGTCGACGGTTACCCCGGCGACGTGGGAGCTGACGGTCCGAGCGTTCCAGGACTGGGACAACGCGACGTCCCTGTTCGAGGCGCTGTGGACCGCTGCGACCGCTGGCACCGCGGTGGCGTTCACGCTCGCCGTCGCTGGCGGCGGTTCGTTCAGCGGGAACGTGCTCCCGGTGTTCCCGTCCGCCGGCGGTGCGGCCGACTCGGCGCTCGAAGCGGACCTGACGTTCCCGGTCGTCGCCGGAGTCACCTACACGCCGTGAGGCTGTAGCCTCCCGGGTCATGGCCGCACGTCTCACCATCCACTACACGCTCGCCGACGGTACCGCCGCCGAGGTCAAGGTGCTCCCCGCTGCCATCATGGCGTGGGAGCGGAAGTACAAGACCAAGGTGTCAAGGCTCGCCGACGGGATCGGGATGGAGGACCTGATGTTCCTCGCCTGGGAGGCTGCCCGGTTCGCCGGTCGGAACGTCCCGTCCACGTTCGACGACTTCGCCGCCCAGGTGGAGGAGATCGGCGAACCGGAGGCCGATCCGGTGGACCCTACCAACGAGGCAGCCTCGGCTACCTCGTAGCACTCGTCGCCGTCGAGACCGGGATCAGCCCGGCCGAGCTGGTCGACGACCCTGAGATGCTCGCCACCCTGTGGCAGGTGCTCGAGGACAAGGCGGAAGCCCAGCGGAAGGCGGCACGGCGGCGATGACGAAACTGAACTACGGGATCAAGGTCGAAGGGCTACCCGAGCTGTTTCGTGACCTTGGCCGCATCGACCCGGAGCTGCGGAAGGCTGCGGTGAAGCGGGTGTACGCGGTCGGTCAGATCATCCGGAACGAAGCCCGAACCCGCGTCCCGGCCGATGCACCGATGTCTGGCTGGCAGCGTCGTCGAGGCGCACGCGGGAAGTGGGTGTGGAACCCATCCCGGTCCCGGTCCCGTATCCGGGTAAAGGTGTCGACCGGCAGCGTCAAGAAGGACGAAATCCGGCTTATCCGGGTGATCCAGTCCGACGCAACCGGGTCGATCTACGACATGGCGGGCCGCAAGTCCGGAGGCCGGTCCGATCGTGGCCGCCAGTTCGTGCAGAACCTGAACCGGCGAGGCCGGGCGTCGCGCACCATGTGGCCGGCTGCGGAGGCGAAGGAATCCGAGATCGAGCGGGCGTTGCGTGAGGCGATCGACGACATGGCGGACACCGTGAACCGGAGGATGCGCTAATGGCGATCGTTGTCCCCATCCTGTCGAAGTACGACCCGCAGGGTGTCCGGCAGGCGCAACGGTCCCTGGATGACTTCGGTCGCGGCGTTAGCGACTTCGCGAAAAAGGCTGCGGTCGGGATCGGCATCGCCGTCGCCGGGCTCGGTGCGTTCGCCGCGTCGTCGATCAAGGCGGCCGAGCAGGCATCGACCGACAACGCTCGCATCCGGCAGATCACCGAATCCATGGGGCTCTACGGGGACCAGATCGGTGCGGTGAACAAGCAGCTCGACGAGTACGCGAAGACGACGGCACGGCAAACCGGCGTCGACCTGACTGTCATCAAGCAGACACAGGCGAAACTTCTCACGTTCCAAGACCTCGCCGTGTCGGCCGGTCAAGTTAACGGTGCCTTCGAGCGGGCAACCGCCGCCGCTGTTGACTTGGCTGCGGCCGGGTTCGGCGAGGCCGAACAGAACGCTGTCCAGCTCGGCAAGGCGTTGCAGGACCCGATCAAGGGCATCACCGCGCTCGCCCGGTCCGGCGTCACGTTCACCGACGTCGAGAAGGACATGATCGCCGAGCTGGTCCGCGCGAACCGGACCGCCGAGGCGCAGGACTTGGTGCTGAAGTCGATCGAACGACAGGTCGGCGGGACCGCCCGAGCGACCGCCAACGCGTCGGACAAGATGCGCGTGTCGTTCGAGCAGATCAAGGTCGCAGTCGGCGAGGCGTTGTTGCCGTTGTTCGACCGGCTGACGAACTTCGTCGTGAACCGGCTGGTTCCAGCGTTCGAGAGGTGGTGGGCGGAGAACGGTCCGAAAGTTATCGAGTTTCTGAGCAAGCTCGCCGACTGGCTTGGCCGGATAATCACCGTGTACCTGCCGTTGTTCATCCAGTACGTGACCACCTTGTACAACGGCATCGCGAACTGGTGGTCCGAGCAGGAAACGTTGCAAGGCTGGCTCGACAAGTTCGGCACCTGGCTGGAGGAGAACCCCGACAAGGTGCTGAAGCTCGCCGCGGCGCTTCTCGCCGTGTACGCGGCCATCAAGCTCCTCGCCGTCATCACCGCGTTCGTGTCCGCCATCCAAGCGCTCGCAACGTGGGGAAGCGCAGCGGCTAGCGCGATCGGCGCGATCACCGCCGCCCTCGGTGGCGCTGGCGGCCTGTTCACCACGATCGGCGTCGGCATCGGCGTCATCGGCGGATTCATCCTCGCAACCGACAAGCTCGTCGCAGGCTGGCGAACCTTGCGCGACCTTGTCGACGCCGTCATCGGCAAGATCCTCTACGGCGGAGGATTCAGCCTCGGCGACCTGCTTCCAGGACCCGGCAGCCTGATCCCGAGTCGGCCCAGCGGAGGCATCCTCCCGTTCGCGAACGGTGGGATCGTCACGTCGCCGACGATCGGCCTGATCGGCGAAGCCGGTCCGGAGGCTGTCATCCCGCTTGACCAGATGGGTGCGATGGGCGGCGTGAACGTCACCGTGAACGGTGCGCTCGACCCGGTCGCCGTCGCGAACCAGATCAACCGGATCTTGCAGCAGCGCGGCTACCGGAACGGTGCGCTGACGTGAGTCACACGGTCGTTCTGGAGATCGACGGCGTCGCCTACGACGACAAGGCCATCGAGGGCGTCACCATTCGGTGGGGTCGCCAGTCGGTGCAGGACCAACCGGAGCCGACGTCGTGTTCCGTGTCGTTCGTCCGGGACTCGAACCTCGGCACGATCGACGTGACCGACATCAAGGTCGGCGCGCAGCTGAAGATCGACGTGACCCCGTCCGGTCAGTCAACAGCACGCCGGTTCTTCGGGATCATCACCGACGTCGACGTGAACTACTACACGATCGACGTAGCGTGCGTGGCGACCGGGATCTACACGCTGCGCCAGCTCGGCTACACGATCGCTGCGAACAACGTCGCGTTCGCCATCGAGGAGAACGCGTCACTCGCCGTCACCCAGGTGTACTACGGCGCAGCGTTGCAGTCCGGCGTCGACCTGCTCGCGACCCCGTTGCCGACCCGGTACCCGCAGATCAGCGTCGACGGCGACTACCCGAACGGCCACCCGGACGTGTCGTTCCTGTTCACCACAGACCCGACCGAACCGCCGGTCACTTGGCGACTGTTGGAGTTCGTGAACGATTGGGCGAACTCGGTCCCGTCCGGTGTGATCTGGGAGGACATGCTCGAGGTCGGCGGCGTCGACAACGTGAACGTCGTATTCGCCGGTCAGCTCGCTCGCGACGTCGTTCTCACCCCAGCGGTGACGCTCACTCAGGACGAGGTGGTGCTCGACTGGACGTCGTCTCGGGACCTTGGCCTGTTCTGCACGGCGTCGACCATCTCGTACACGGGACCGGTGAACACGACGACCTGGGAGTACGACACGCCTGGCGAGGAAGCGTACCTGTCGAGTCTCACGACCACCTGGGGCGGTTTCGCCAAGGACTACTCGGTCCCGCTTGTCTACGCTGCCGACGCTGCCGAGCTGGCGAAAGTGAACGTGCAGAACGGCGAGGTCCCCGGCTACGTCACCGAGGTCACGATCCCGCTCGCGACGCTCGCCGCCGCACGACAGTCGACAATCGTGACGAACCTGCTGAACGGCAGCCTGTGGGAAACCCCAACCCTCGCGACCGGTGTACCGACCCTGTACTTTCTCGAGGGCTACACGGAGACGATCAGCCGGGCTGACTGGACGTTGCGCCTGATGCTGTCCGACCCGTCGAACTCGTGGTACGGGCAACGCTGGCAGGACGTCACGTCCACGCTGCAATGGGGTCAGGTCGGCGCGACGACTACCTGGCTCGACCTACAAGGACAGGAGCTGTAGATGGCTGGCACGACCACGAAGATGGGTATCCAGTACCCGACATCGACCGACCTGGTCAAAGACGGCGCTACCGCCATGCAAACCCTGGCCACGGACGTCGACAACAAGTCCGGCCTCGTGTTCATCAAGTCGCAAACGGTCGGGACAGGCGTCACCACCGTGACCGTCAACACGGCCTTTTCGACCAACTTCGACAACTACAAGATCATCTACATGGGCGGCAGCTCGTCCACTTTCGCTGATCTTTGGCTACGGCTCGGCGCTACCGCGACCGGTTATTACATGGGCGGGTCCTTCACGGCGTACAACTCCGCTACCGTGACAGCTTTGGCGACCGGCCTCGCGGCACAATGGACGTATTCCGGCATCGCCGACCCATCAGGCAACGCGTTGTCAGTCGAGGTGTACCAGCCCTACCTGGCAGACCAGTCGGGCATCGCAGCGCAGTTCTTCAGCCTCGGGAACACCCGAGTCGGCGGTGCCACCTTTGGCGTCCTGAACAACACGACGAGCTACACGGCGTTCACGATCCTTGTGTCCGCCGGCACCATCACCGGTGGCACGATTCGCGTGTACGGATACAACAAGTAAGGACCGCACCGATGGACACCTGGACTCGTCAAGAACTGGAGACGGCATACCCGCTCGGGACCGTCTACGAACAGACCGACGACGACCTCGAGCCGCTCACCGCTGAGGACTGGTCCGAATGGATCGACGGTCAGGTCGGCATGCCGAAGCACCCGGTCTCAGCGACGGGGCCGACGTCGTGAGCATCGTGAACTGGCAGAAAGCGATCCTGCTGGGCCTCGGCCTGGTCGCCGTCGTCGTCCTCGGCATCGCCGGCGTTCTCTCGTCCGAAGCTGTGGCCGGCGCCCTGTCGATGGTCATGGGCTACATCGCCGGGAACACCGTCGGCGCGAAGAACCGGGAGAACATCACCCCGGTCGTCGGCCGGCGCACCTACGGCGAAGGCGACGACGCGTGAGAGTGTGGTCCCGGGCCGACTGGGGTGCCCGACCGCCGAAGTCGGTCACCCCTGCCGAACCACCCCAGGTGTACGCGGTCGTTCACCACACGGTCACCGGATGGCCTGACACCCCGGACGACGCCGCCGCCCAATGCCGGTCGATCCAGGCGTTCCACCAGGACGTGCGCGGGTGGGCGGACATCGGCTACTCGTGGCTCATCGGCGACGGTGACGTGTTCGAGGGCCGCGGGTGGGGTGTCGCCCAGGCCGCCCAGGTCGGCTACAACTCGACCGCGCTCAGCTTCGCGATCATCGGCGATGGCAGCATCACGCCGGCGCCGGCCCGGGACCTTGAGGCGGTCGCCCAGGCGATCCGGTCCGGCATCGCGCTCGGCCAGCTCCCCCACGACGTGCCGATCGTCGCGCACCGTGACCTGAACCCCGACACCGCATGCTGCGGCGACGCAATCTACGCGCAGCTCGGCACCATCAGAGACCTTGTGTATGGAGGCGGACCCGTGACACCGACCGAACAGATCGTCGCCGACATGTACCGGCTGTGGTGCCTCCGTGAAGGCGATCCCGGTGGTATCACCTACTGGGCTGGCCTGTTGGACTCCGGCACCATCGACAGGCAATGGCTCGCGTTCCGCATGTTGTACGACGAGGGCTGGCAGCGCATGGTGGACCGGACCGGCGGCCGAGGGTAGTTGTAATCGTCCCACCCGGCCGATACCGTCATGGGTGCCAGTAGTACCCAATCGGGAGGTCCCCATGTCGTTCGTACTGTTCCGCACCCTCGCCGCTTTCGTCATCGGCGGCGCCCTCTGCTACCTGCTCGGCTTCATGCACGGCGCCGACAACATGCGGTACCGACAGTTCCGATCCATCGTCGAGGAGCTGCGCATCCGAGCCGAGGACGACAACTAATGAGGTTGTACTTGCGCACCGCACGGGAGCGCGCCCACCCGCCGACTGCGCTCCTCGAGCCGACGTTCACGTTCGACCTGGACGAGAACCTCCGGGCCGGGGTCCGGAACCTGTACCGGTACCTCCGCGCCCACGACCACGGTCCCGCATCAGCCCGGTCGATGGTCCTGCAGATCACCCGATGCGGCACCGTCGCCGACGTCGACTTCATCGCCTGGCCACGCCACCCCCAACACACACGGAGGTGACCCCATGCGACCCACCGTCGCGATCACCGTCGGCCTCACCCTCTGGGCCGCTGTCCTCATCGGCCTGTGGGTATGGGCCGCCGACCCCGAACCGGAGATCACTCATGTCGAAGAAGAAGCCCGGCCGAGCTACACCGCCACCGGGCAGCTCCCGGCCGACGAGCTAGTCCACACCGGCCCCTACCCGACAACGAGTACTCATCCTCCGGAACGGCAAACGCCGATTCCATTGGCAGGACCCGGAGGCCTCGAGCAGCTCGTAGCCCAGGCGTTTCCCGAGGACCCGGAAACCGCGATGCGGATCGTGTCGTGTGAGTCCGGGTGGAATCCGGCCGCAAGGTCCCGAACCGGCGACACCGGCCTGTTCCAGATCAACGACATCCACCGTGCCCCCGGTGGGATTGCCGAAGGTCTCACCATCGAGGACCTGTCAGACCCTGCCACGAACGTGGCGGTCGCCCGCAAGCTTTACAACGCCCAGGGCTGGACACCCTGGGCCTGCCACTAAGGAGACCCGTGCCCGCGCCAGCCGATTACGTCGACGTAGCCACCAGGCTCACCGAAGCGTTCGCCAAGTACCCCGACCTCCGCATTACCGAACACACACCCCGGATCGTCGAAGCCGGCGGCGCCCTGTTCGTCGAGGTGTGCGTCACCATCCACCGGGACGCCGACGATCACCGGCCGTGCACCGCGCACGCCTGGGAACCATTCCCCGGGAAAACCGGGTTCGTGCGCGACTCCGAGATGATGAACGCCAGCACGAGCGCTGTCGGCCGGGCGCTCGGCCTCATGGGCTTCGGTGCGAAGAAGGCGATCGCCAGCCGGGACGAAGTCGAGACAGCTCAAGCACGACAGTCGGAACCCAGGTCGGCCGGTGCAAAGCAGCAGCAGTACCGGGACGACAACTACGCCGCCCAGCAGCGCGCCTACGAGGCCCAGGTGGCGAACAAGGCGACCGGGAAGGGTGCGCCGACGGAGAAGATGCTGCGGTACGCGCACGCGCTTATCAAGGGCGCGAACCGGGACAAGGCCGACTTCGACCTGGACACGTTCGACGGGTGCAAGGCCGCTATCGAACAGCTCAAGGCCGAAGCGATCGCCGGGGAGGAACCGTTTTAATGGTCGCCCGAGTTCGCAACGCGAATGGCAGACCTACCGAAGTCATCGGGCAAACACCGATGTTCGGTGAGATTGAAGACCGCACGACAGACAACGTGTGGACCCCGGCGGGGCTCTTTGACCAACTCGGCCTGGTCTTTGACATCGACGTCGCAAGTCCCGTCGGTGGCGTTCCGTGGATTCCCGCTCGACACCACTACACGATCCACGACGACGGACTCGTGCAGCCCTGGCACGGTCGGGTCTGGATGAATCCTCCCTTCAGTAGAGCTGCTCCGTGGGCGAAAAGGTTTATCGAGCATGGGAACGGTGTCGCGATCGTGCCGACCTCGAAGTCGGCCTGGTTCGACGATCTTTGGGTTCGTGCAGATGGGATCACGTTTCTACCCTCGCGCTTCACCTACATGAAGCAAGGTCAACCGCATCCAATCTTTATGCCGTCGCTGCTCGTAGCCATGGGTGCCGAGAACGCCGAAGCGCTGCACCGGATCGGCAAGGTCCGCTGATGCCGTCCGTGATGCCACCCCTGTCGGAACGACAGTTCCAAGCCCAGGTGATTGAGCTGGCCCGCCGGTTCGACTGGATGGTGTTCCACCCTGTCACCGCCCAGAAGAAAGGCGTCTACGCCACGTTTCAAGCTGGCGACAAGGGCTACCCAGACTTGACCTTGTGCAAGGCCGGCGAAGGTCTCCTGTTTGCCGAACTGAAGACCGACACCGGGAAACTGTCCGCCGAGCAACTCCGGTGGGCGTTCGAGATCGAACAAGCCGGCGGCGAGTACCACCTATGGCGCCCGGCCGACATGGACGCGATCGTCCGGAGGTTGTCATGCACGGCACGCTGACCGGATACCGGGAACACCGGAAGCTCGGCCTCGAGCCATGCGAACCCTGCCGTCGAGCGTACGAGCGGATCTACGGGCCGGACGCACCCAGGGCCGACGGCAAGCCGATCAAGCCATGGCACCCCGACGAAACCCGGGCGTTCGAACGCGGTCAAGCCGGCGCCCGGGCAATGGAGTCCAGGTGGCGGCCCCGGTGGAACGACGTGCGCCATTGCGGCACCGACACCGGGTACAAGTACCACCTGCGGAACGGCACCGACGCCTGCCAGCCATGTAAGGACGCGCACGCCGCATACGAACGAGACCGAGTACGCCGGAACACCCCGGCCTGAAGCAAGGAGCCCACGCCGTGAGATACATCGAAGGCATCGACTACGACACCTGGTGGAACGGTCTCGACCTGCCCACCCGACGCGAGCTGGAAGCCCAGCGACGTAAAGAAGCACTGACCCGCCGCCAATCCGAGGTCCGGGACTACTCAGTCCAGGTGATCTGGACCGAGGACGCGCCAAGCCAAGGCCCAGCCGGCGCCGACGGCCCCGTCACCTACGCCATGCTGCACCCGCGACAAGGCGCCGGGTTTCAATGCCACGTCGAGGCGCTCGTGTTCGCCATCGAGATCGAACGCGAGCAGATCGCTAACGGCCTGAAAGACGTCCAGGTCAAGATCACCCGGCGCATCCGCTGGAAGACTGAAGGCGACAAGATGCGGCTCGGCACCACCACCGGAGAGGACGACTTCGACGTCGAGCAGACCGACAGTCGATGGCTGCACGACCTGCACGCCGCATGGCAGGCCAGGCATGGCTAGGTACAAGGTCGGCCCCGACCCGGCGAAGAACTTCACCCGGGTACCGAACGACGTCATCGGCCAGCTCCACGACCCGATGGCGCTCGGCATGCTCGTGTGGATGATGGGCCACCACCCCGATCGGAAGATCACCCAGCGCGACGTGTTCCGACGGTTCCACGTCCCGAAGCAGGTGTCCTACGAACGTCTCCGCCGGGCTTGGCGGGCCCTCGAGGCAGCCGGGTTCATCCACACCGAGGACGTCAAGGACCGGGACGGCAAGCTGCGCAAGGTCACGATCCGGACCTGGCAGCCGACCACCAGCGACCCGAAAGTGATCGGTACACCGGAGTACGGTCCCCCGAGCAGTATCGTCCGAACGTTGTCCGACTACCGGAGTACGGTACGCCGGAGCGGAAAAGAACAAGACGTAGATCTAAGACAAGAAGACTCGTCTGCTGCACGCACTAGATCAGCTGCACGATGCCCCGCATGTCGAGGCACAGGACACCGACGAACCAACCCATGCGAACGCTGTGCGGGCGTCGGACAGGTCGCGTTGTGACCTCGATCTACCAGCACCCACGATGGGCACAGCTGCGTAAGCAGATGCTCGGCCCCGGTGTGGTCTGCCATTGGTGCGGGAGCACAGCCACCCAGCTTGACCATCTGGTCGAAGTCGACCGCGGTGGTGATCCGTTCGACCCCGGCAACCTGGTGCCAGCATGCAAGCCCTGCAACAGCCGACGAGGCGCCGAGTACAAGAACGCCAAGTACAAAGGCCGAGACCGAGAGGAAGGCAACGCGGAGCTGCTCGAGCGTGTGCGCACCGGTGCGTTGCCCGGGTACATACGAGGCACGACCTGGTGGGCGGACTGCGAGAACTGCGGAGGAGCCTTCCGACCACACCACAAGTCGGCCGGGAGGTACTGCTCGCAGGAATGCTCAATCGATCACCGTCGTGCCCAGCCACCCGACACCGTCACCTACACGTACAAGTGCGTGGCCTGTGCTCGACCATGTGAGATGACGAGGCTGGTCGGAGTCCAAGTACCCCAGCGTCCCACGTGCGGATCGGCACTCTGCCAACGGCACGCCACCAGTCGTCACACAGCGGACCGGTACGCCAACAAGATGGGCCACGAGGCACGTAGTAAGTACGCGCCGCTGCACGACCCCGAGTACCAGGTCGTGACAATGCAAGCCGCCGACACAATTCCTGGATCGGCCATCAATCGAC